GGGGGCGCTCCCCTTGTAGTTCGGCAGCGCATAGCCGGCGATCAGCGCGACGTTGGTGTATTGCTGGGCGATCCGCTTCATCAGGTTGTCGGAGAGGTTGTAGACCGTCGCCGTCATCCGCCATGGCATCAGCGACGGGTTCATCTCCACCTCGAAGGTGAAGCGAAAATCCGACAGCGACAGCGCCTTGCCCTGCTGGGTCTTGCTCGCCGTGCTATGCCCGACGTCGATCGGGCCGCTATCGGCCCCGCTTCCGATCACCAAGTCCCAGGCGCGGAGCCACAGCTTATTGTGTGGGGCGCTGCTTGATGGGTCGCTCATCGGTTCCGCCTTTGCGCCTCTTGCCAGCGCCGCTCGTTCTCCGCCTCGACGTCGAGCGCGTGATGCGCGAGGGCGACGTGTTCGAGGTCGATGGTTCCGTCGAGCAGGCTCTCCATGCGGTAGACGCCGCGCAGCACCGGGCGCATGAGATACCAGTCGTCGTAGGTCAGATAGTCGGTGCCAGTGTCGGCGGCCGGGGTCCATCCCCGGTTTGCCTGATAGACAAAAAACCCCCGAGGTTGTCCTGCAGCACTTTGCCGGTGATTTCCAGAACCGTCGGCAGGTTGTCGAGATCCTCGAACATGAACGCCTTGGCGCGGGCGCTGAATATATCCGACCACACCGGACCGCTCCCGTTCCCCGCCTGCTGACGCTGCACGGCGCCAGCGCAGGTCGCGATGACGAAATCCATGTCCTCGTCCTTCAGGCCGCTCAACGCTTCCAGAAAGCGCGAGACCTGCACGACGGGGTCGCTGCCATCGGCGCCCGTTTGCAGGGCGAGCATCGGACCGATGATCGGTCCGATCCGCTTGAGCACATGCATCTGCTGGAACGTGGTCAGCTTGCGCGCGCGGTAGAGGCGATCGTCGAGCGAGAACTCCAGCATCAGGGGCTCCCGCTCGTGCCGTCGCCGAGGATGCCGTCGATCATGCCGGCGTGGAACGCCCACTCTTGCACCCCGCCATCTTTGGCATAGTTCACGTTGGGCCACCTCTGAAACGCGCACTGCCGGCAACTGATCTGGTCGCCGCGCGCCGGGTCGGAGATGACGATCGTGTTGTTCCCCCACAGCGCCGAGGAAACCCGCTGCGCGTCGAGCATGACGGACAGCATCTGGTTGGTCGGCGAGGTTTTCAGGAAGCGCAACGTGACCGTGCCAGAGTTGCCGGCGTGCAGCGAGTGCATCACCGAGCCGTCGGCGCCGACGGTCATCGTGTTCTTCTCTTCCGTCATGGCGATGGAAATGCCCTCTTCGGCATTGCCGCTGCCATAGCCGAGACTGAAGCTGCCGCCAGGTCCGACGATGGTGGCAGCCACATCGATGAAGGAATATGTACTCAAGGCACGTCTCCTTTCGTGCTGTCAGTTCAAACCTGATCGACCATGGGGACGCCGGGCGCCTGGCTCTCCGCCCACGCTGTCGCGCCGCCGCGCAGCAGATTGGGATAACGCACGCCGCCGCTGTGCCGGATCACCGCGCCGCCGCCCTGTTTCAATCGGGTGAGGCCGCCGGTCACCATCATCGCCAACTCCGCCGCGGTGCCGCCGTTGAGCCGAACGAAAGCATCGAAGGGCGCGTTCTCGTGGTCGTTGTGGTCGGGAGCGCCGCCCATCAGCCGCCCGCCGATATGCTGGCAGTCGATCGCGTGCAGCAGCCCGGGATGTTTGGTGGTGACGCTCTTGTATTTGCCGCCCGCCGGCAGCCCTTCCATGTCATACGGCGCGCCACCATGCCCGGCGCCGAACAGCCAACAGGAGTCGAACATCACCGCGCCCTGATCGACCGCGAGCACGCACGGCGTCATCGACTCCTTCGCCTCCCATTTGCATTGGCTGAACCACTGGTCCACGCCATTGTTGCCTTCCATCAGCAACATCACCGCGTTGTTCGGCGACGACTCCCATCTGCAGCCTCTGAAATAAAGATTGTTGCTGGTGTCGCTGCCGTTGGTGTTCGGGCTGTGCAGATGCATCATCGGCACGCCGAGCGGATAGCCGACGCGCTTCTCGAGTTCGCTCGCCAGCACGGCGGTCGGATTGCAGAACCCCCCGCCGACCCAACTGCAGTCCTCGATGCGGCCGTCCCAGGTATTATCCGTGTAGAGGTGGCAGACGTACCAGCCCTGCCAATGCACGTTGAGCAGGCGCGGTTCATAGACCGAGACCATGCTGACGATGGGCTTGCTGAAGCCCCTGCCATCGAATTGCAGGTTCTCCAACTGCGGGCGTTCGATCATGTCGTGCGGATATTCGGTGTTCGGCACGCCGCGCAGCGGTAGGATGATGATGTCGCGGCTGCGGGTGATGGTGGTCCCGCCACCGGCGCCCGGATAACCTTGGCCTAGCAAACGGATCGGCTCGCGCGGCCACCTGATCTCGGTCTCGCAGATCCATTCACCGGCACCCAGCACAAGCTCGCGCGAGCCATCGTTCAGCGCGGTCTGGATGTGCTGACTGATCAGCGCGCCGGCGTCGCCTTGCCCTTTGGGGGATTCGTAGAATTTGGTTTGCGGCATGTGGACTCTCCTGGGATCAGGGGGGCGGCCGCGAGCGGCCGGACATGATGATCGCGACCAAAACGGGGATGGTTTCAGCCAGCCACTCGCGGAACAGCGACGGCCACGGCCGGTCCCAGCATTCGGGTTGCAGAAAGATCGCGCAGCGCGCGGTGATAAGCACCACCAGGATCGACGGTGTGATGATCAGCACGGCGAGCAGCAGCATCGCCCACCTGGCCGGGTCGAACGGCGGCTTAGGCGATGGTGGCGGCGGCGTCGGTGACGACGACATGGTAGCGATCAGCGTCGTCGCAGGCCGGGCCCGCGCCGCCCTTGGGCCGGATCGTACGCTGATGCACAGGCTGGCCCTGCCATTGGTCCATGACCACCAGCCCGGCATCGGTCGCCGAGATCAATATCGCCGCGTGGCTCGATCCGTCGGTGGCATTCGCGTAGCGGCCATTGGCATCGAACGTCGCGATCGCCGTGCCGCTTGGATGCGCGCCGCCGCGCACCTTCGCCCCGCGCCGCCATTGCGAGGTGTGCGGGGCGCCGGTGACCTCGCGCACGTACGCGACGCAGTGGCCGTTGCCGACCACTGCGCCCGTGTACTTGTCGTGCGTTGTAGAGACGAACGTCACTTCGGCTCGGGGTGCGGCGGAATCGGAAGCCCGACAACCAATGACGGATCGACCGCGACGTAGCGCCAGCCGACGCCAGGAATGCCGGCGACGAGCCAATAGGTTTGCGGCTTCGGCAAACCCTGATCGGGCCGCACGGGACGCCCGCCAGCAGGCGGCAGGCCTTGATCGGGCGCAGGTGGCGCACCGCCAGTAGGCGGCAGACCCTGGTCTGGATGACCGCCGCCATAGATGGGCGGCCAGATGGTGCCGGGAGGTGTGCCAGGAGGCGCAGGCTGGATCGGATGGCTCGGCGTCAAAGGTGGAAACACGCCGGGCGGCGGACGCGGCAAACCGTGACCGGGACGCTCACCGCCAATCGGCGGCAGGCCCAGACCCGGCAATCCCTGATCGGGATGCGTGTCATCGATGCCATAGTCGGGATCGACGGCGCCCTCTTCATCGGGAAGCCCCTGATCGGGATGACCACCGCCGCGACGACCGCGGATTTTCAGAAAGCCTGTTACGAACGGCATGTTTCGCTCCTTGGTTGGTGGTGTAGACACGTCGGCCCATACGCTCTTTCACGCCTCTCGCGTGTGACCGTTTGGGATCGTTCCTATCGATTCACATTCACCACGACATTCGCCTTATGGATCGCGCCGGCGAGCTTGATCGCGGCCTGAATGGTGGGCGCGGTGCGCGTCTCGCGGATCGACTGCGGCTGGGTTTCCACCAAGGGCGCATAGACGTAGTAGCCCTTCGGCAGCATCTGCCCGGTGACGATCTGACCGAACCCGGGCGCGTTCCATTGCCCCGGCGCGATCAGCCCGTTCGTCACGCCTTGCGCGATCGCGTTCTCCACCGTCGTCACCAAGATATGCACGCCGGGATTGGTTTGCGGAATTTTCGTGGGCGCGGTGTAGAGCGCATTGAACACGTCGGTCTGGATGCGATTGGCCTGCCAATCGGTGCCGTGCACCTCATCGAAGAAGAAGCCGTTGCTCATCACCCCCTCTTGGATGATCGCCACGTCGTTGTTGTAGTAGACGAACTGGTTGATGTTTTTTGCTTTCAGCGTCGCCGCCTGGTTCTCGGTCAAAAGCTCTCCGGTCACCCCAGGCTCCTGCTTGAACTTCAGGGTGATGACGGTGTTGCTGCCCTCGAAATCCACGGTGAACGCGCGGCCAAAGATCGCCGCGTCGGCGTAGGCACTGCTGGACGAATACTGACCGAAGGTGCGCTCGAAGTTGTTGCCCTTCATCGCGCTCGCGAGGTCCGTCGTCACCGTCGGGTCGAGCGCGGCGGTGTCTTGGGTGGTGTAGCCGAAGATCGAGATGGGAGAGGCGGCTTCAATGAAGGCCGCGACGGCGAGGTAGTCGCTGTCGGCGAGCGGCGTCGAGACAGCGAACTTGAACCCGTACCACTCGGGGTGTGCCCGGAGCGCGACAGCGCATTGCAGCGCGGTCTCCGCGGCGATGCCGTTGACCGGCACGCTCGCGCCCGAGGCTTTGGTTAGCCCGAGAAGGGTAGAAACGTCCTGACCGGTGCCGGCCGGTCCCCCATAGCCAATCGTCGAGGTCGGGCCCGACGAGAGCGACGTGACATTGAACCGCGTGCCATCCCACACAACGACCGCACCGGACAGCGACTGAGAGACGATAGAGGCTGCACCGTTGAGGTTGGTGATGTTGGTGAAGTTCATGCCGGACGCGCCGTTGACTGGCGGCAGCGCGCCGGTCGCCAGCGTCAGTTTCAGCGTGCCCGAGATATCGGTGCCGGTCGTCGGCGCGCTGGCATAGGTGATGGTGGAGGCGGCGCCGGTCGTCGCCGAATGCATCTGGAAGATGCCGAGGATCGCATTCCAGATAAACGTGCCTTTGGTGCCAAGCCCGGTTTCGATCAGCGCCGCCGCGGCGGTCAGGTCGGCGACGCCGGTAAAGTCGATCGGCGCGAGGTCAACAACCGTTCCGTCAATTGTCACCGAGAACGCGCCCGATGCGGTCCCCTGCAACGTCGAGAGCAGCGTCGCCTGATCCGCTGTGGCAAACGCGCCGGAGGACAATTGCGCAGCGGACGCGGCGGCGGTGCGGGGAGTGCCATCAACCATGATGACCATTGTGCCGTTGCTCACCGCGGTCAGGGCGGCGAGCGTTTGCGCTTGCTGGGCGGTGGACATGATCGCGCCATGCAGCACGGCCGAGGTCGGGGTCTGTGCGAAGCGCCCGAGATAGACCATCGACGGCTGCGGATGCTGCGCAAAGAAGAGGTCGGCGGCGAGGTATTCGGGCGACGTGGTGCCGAAGTCCATGCCGATATCGTCGATGCCGGTGTATTCGCGCAGCCTCTCACTGACATCGATCACCGCCGAAGGGCCGGCGATGCAGAGCGAGCCGAAGTTGCGCAGCGGCACCGCGAGCGGGCTCATGTTCACATCGACATTGACGACATCGGACACGCTTAAGCCGGGCATTGGCTTCGCTCCTGTTGCACGCTCATGGATGGGGAAGCCGCGCGACCCGGCGCGGCGGCGGGGTTTAGCCGGCAGACATCTTCAGCACGTTGCCGGCAGTGGGGTCGCACCACAGCATGTAAGGGACGTGAGGATCCGCGGTGGGCAATGCGATATAGGTTGGTCCGTTCAGGAAAACCCGGCCTTGCGTGGCACCGCCCGACACGGCTCCAGGCTGCAAGATGATGTCGCCGCTCGCGTTGCCCGCACCGCTCGCGTCGGCGGTGACCAGCGTGCCTTTCAGGCTGATCACCGGCGCGTCGAGGGTGATCGTGCCGCGCGTTGCGCCGTTTGCCACGGTGCCCGTCTGCAAGATCATGCCGCCGCTTGTGTTGCCCGCACCGGAGGCGTTGCCGGTGGCGATGGTCATGCCGCCACTGGTGCCCACAGCAGAATTGCCGGAATAGAGATAGATCGAGCCGGTGTTGCCCGCCGCGGCGTCGCCAGAACCCAGGCCGGCCTGTCCGGTGTCGCCCGCGGGCTGATTGATCGTGTACAGATACGCCCAGCCGTCGGCGCCAACGCCGGTCGCCGCGATGTCCAGGACGGTGCCGACGATCTGCGGATCGGCCGTGGTTTCGATCTCCAATGCACCAGTCAGGTTGATCGTCGGCGCATCGAGCGTGATGCTGCCGCGTATCGCGATGCCGTCAACGCTCGCGCCGGTCTGAAGGACAATATCGCCGGACTGATTGCCGGCACCGTTTGCTCTGCCTGTGATGAGCGAGATCAGGCCGGAGGTATTCGCGTTCGCGCCGCCGGTATAGATGTTGATGGGTCCGGATTGGCCGGAAGTGGAAACCCCGGTCCAGACCTCGGCGCCGCCGCTGTCGCCGCTATTCGTGTTGCCGGACCCTAAGCCGGCCCAGCCGGTCGGCCCCGCGCCGCTATTGTCGCCCGACCACATATACGTTTGGCCGGAGGCGTTCGTGGCGTCGCTGATGTTCGGCGTCCCCATCAGGAAATCGCCATTGTCGGCTGTGCAAAGCGCGCGACCGGTGATTTTGACATTCGCCGCATCGAGGATGATGCGGCCTCGCGCTGCTATGCCGTCATTGGAGTTGCCGGTCTTGAATTGGATGTCGCCGGATTGATTGCCGACTCCCTGCGCGGTGCCAGTAGACAGCGCGAACTGGCCGGAATTGCCGGAATCGGAATTACCCGTCCAGATTTCGACGAAGCCGCTTGTCGCGCCGTCCAGGCTGACATCGCCAGTGCCTATGCCGGCTGGACCGGAGTTGCCGTAGTTGCTGCCACCCGTCCAGAGATACGTTTCGGCCGAGGTGGTGGCGTCTGTCGAATCCGGCGTGTTCAGATCGATGTTGCCAGTGGCGTCGGTCGCAAGTCTGCCGATCGTCAACAAACCGCTGATCTCTGCATCGCCGAAGAACAGCGCCCTGCCGCTCACATTGAAATCGGTCATGACCGATATCTGGTTTTGCCCGACGGCGAACAGGTCGATCTCGGCGACGGTGCCGCTGGTATCACCGGGAAGTGGCATGAGGCTGATGTAGAAATTGTCGGTGTATCGCAGCAGAGCCAAAGCCACATCAGGAGTGCTGCTGGTCCCTGGCCCAAGGATCAGCGCGGGTCCGAATTGGGAAGCGTCGCTTCTCAGCATCAGCGCCGGAGCCATGCCGGTCCAGGGTGCGTCTTGGTTTTGCGGCGCGTTGATCGTGGTGATCAATCCATCGAGGGTGATGGCACCGGTCGCGCGAGAGATGTCGATTGGCGTGCCGAGAAGATTGCCACCGTCATCGTAGCGGAAAAGATGAAGGTCAGAGCCGGCGTTGCCTCCAGTCTCGTCGTCACTGTTAGCGCCGCCAATTTGGAACAGCCACCGTGGCAAGCTGCCAATGCAGAATGCGAGATAGGTGTTGAACTCACCGGGAATTCGACTGATCGAAATTCCAGGCTGGCCGGGGCTTTCGGCACCGCCGCTCGTCAGCCACACATAGCCGGCGCTGTAGTCGGGCTGGCCAACATTGAAGCTGCCCGTCACGAAGAGGTTCGTCGTGTCAGGTCCAGCCTCGATCGTCAGCGGTCCGGTGAGCGTGCCGCCGTAGAGCGGCAGGAATGCACCGATCGCGTCGTGGATCGCCCTGTCGGCGTATTGCTTCGTCGCCGCGCCCATCGCCGTCGTCGGATCGCTGGCAAGCGCCAGCGGTCCGGTCAGAATGCCGCCCGAGATCGGCAGATACGGCCCAGCCAACCCAGCGAGCGCGTTTTGCAGGGTGGTGATCTCGTCGGCGATCGTCGCGAAGTTCTGCCGCACCGGGCCGGTGTAGGCATCGGGGGAGGTCGGAACGGTGATGTCGACGTTGCTCGCCATGCTCAT